TCCGGAAGCAGCACCTTTAGAAAGGTTCATGATGCTGTCAGCTACATCGATGTTAGTGGTGTTTACGGAAGTCGTAGTACCATTAACAGTCAAGTTACCACTGAAAGTAGCATTGGCTGCGGAGATGTTACCGGAGAAGGAAGCGGAGTTACCGTCAGAAGCGAGCGATCCAGCTTGAGTTTGAAGAGCGGAGATGTCGCTGTCATTGCTGGAAACATTGCTTTGAAGGGTGGAGATGTCCGAATCATTCGAAGAGACATTGCTTTGCAGCGTGCTAACATCAGATTGAAGTGAAGAAATATCACTGTCATTTGAGCTAACATTGCTTTGCAAGGTAGCGATGTCGGAGTCGTTGGAGCTAACATTAGACTGAAGAGTCGAGATAGCAGAAGAGTTGGAGCTAACGCTGGACTGAAGGCTGGAGATGTCGCTATCGTTAGAAGATACAGCATCAGCAACAGTTTTAAGTTGGCTATCAAGAGCTTCGTCAGCAGCTTTAAGGCTGGCTACAGAACCAAGATAGTTGGTCGAAGCGTTAGCGGAATAAGAACCGTCAGTACCAAGACCAGCACCAGTTTGAGTAGCATCTACTTCGGACTGAAGAGCTGAAGTGTCAGAAGCAACACTATCAACATAAGCTTTGGTAGCAGCGTGAAGGGAGGCAGTAGGAGCACCTGAGAGCGTCAAAGCTCCGGTCATTGTTCCTCCTGCGAGGGCAAGCTTCTTATCAAGCTCTACTTTGGTTTTTTGACCCAATTGGGTAAGCAAACTAGACATAATATATAATCCTTTGTTGTGGGTTAGTTGTGTGAAATAAAGTTATTAGGAGAGCTTATATCTGTCAAACAGGTTCAATCATTAAAATGTCACCCAGCTCTGTAGTTAAGCTGTCTCCGTTTTCCGCAAGTAAGTGAGTAACAGCAGCTACTGTACTTCCAAGTTCTATGATCTTCCAATCAGTACCATCGTCTACAGCCATACAAGGACCACCGTTTCCGTCACCATCTGTTACATAGATAACACGACCTGATGTACCGTTGGTAGGTAGAGACGATGCTTGATACGATCCGAACTGTATAGATTGAGAAACAGATAGCGTACCACTAATCAATCCTCCCGATGTATTCAGCTTGTTATCAAGCTTGGCTTTAACCTTCTGTCCTAATTGTGTAAGTAAGCTACTCATGTGTTATATTAGGGTGTAGTTAAGCCGTCAAGGAAATCCTGGTAATCACCTACTTCTTCTTCACGAGCGTCAAGGAAGTAAGGCAGATCGTTCCAAGCAGTCGTCCCGTCACCTATCTTAATTCTGTTGCGTGCAGGGTCGATCTCGATACCTATTTCCCCCTCTAAAAGTACAGGGTTGGCTGTGCTCCAGTTCGTAGCGGAATCGTTTCTAAGCTGTATTCTTTTACTGAAAGTTGCCATTTGTTATGCTCCTCCTCCATTGTAAACATCTAAATTATCACTAGCTGTAGCACCTTGAGCATCAATCTGTGGATCACTCATTGCAGCGTTACCACCACTCACACCGATGATGTCAGGGTCTGATGTAATAGAATCTGTAAGAACTTGTGCTGCTTGTGTAGCTTCTAATGCTTCCGTAACACTAGCACTGGATACAGCAGCAAGCGTCCGGCTTTGAAAGGTAAGCGGATGGATACGGGGTGGTTTAGGTCGTCTTAGCATTTCCATCTACGCAACGCTAAAGCTTTTCTTGTTGGTCTACCTTTACTGTCCTTCATTGGTCCTTTGACTCCAGACATCCGAGCACAGAAGGAACGCTTTCTAGGACCACCACCAGGCTGAGGAGCTTTCAGTTTAGAACCAGTAGCACGATTGTACTTAGCTCTACCTTTAGCAGTCAGCCCACCCTTACGGGACTTCTCACCTCTACCGAGGGATAGTGATACAGACTTAGCCATTACTTCTTCGGAAACCCACGCTTCATATTAGCGTAAGCTTTAGCAGATATAGTAGACTTCTTTTTGCTACGGCTGATACCTAGTTTCTTTCTTCTGTTAATGTTGTAATATAATCCTTTTTTGGGCATAACTATTTCCTCACTAATACTTCTAACATTCTATCTAGTTTGTTGTGAACTTCTTTAATTGCTTCCTCTACCTTAGCTATCCTTTCTTCAACAGCTCTATCTCTTTCCCGTTGAGCAGCTAACTCTACCTCTATCTTAGTCATCCGTTTATCACCAAGGTCTAAGCGTTCGATCATGCGTTTAATAATCCAACCGATAACTCCAAGGGCAATAGCTAGAGCGGTATTTAAAAGACCAGATAGAGATTCGATCATTTGTTATCCTATTACTACTACTTTAATGTGTGTGTATGTAGTTCCCCAATTTCCATTCGTTCTTGAGCCATTAGAATTTAAATGAGTCCAGCCGCTATCAGTTAACTGAACTGTTAAAGTTGTAGAACTAATTGCCGTTATAGATGCTCCTCTGTTAGCGGTTCCATCAGTATCGTGAGTTGGAACTAGTTTAATATTAGCACCTGCACTACTTGTAGCCATCCATATTTGAATCTGAGCTTCAGCAGTTCCTAATCCATGTGTGAAACTATAAGTACCTCCGTTAGCTAATCCTGTAGTGTCGTTAAACCATCCACTAGCGTACTTAGAGACACTAACTACCTGAGCATCTACATACGCCTTAATACTTTCAGATGTAGCTAATGAAGTAGCAGAAGCTGTCGCCATCGTATCATCATCTAATATAGATACTTCTTCAGGATCACCACTACCAGCCGTTGTTCTACCTATTACTTTAGCAGTGTTGATATTCTGCATCTTAGCAAAGGTAACAGCATCGTTAATCAGTTCATTAGTGCCTATAGAATCGTTTTGCATAGCAGCTTGACCCACAGCATTAACTTGAATCTGTGTGGCGGTAACAGCACCACTAGCGATCTTAGCTGTAGTAACAGCACTGTTAGCAATGGTCAGAGCAGTATCACCAGTAACATCTCCGGTGTGTGTAGCGTTAGTTACCTTCGCTGTATTTGCTGCAACTGCCGTATTATTAGCTACTTCTGTATCAAAGTCTGAGATAGTAGATGCAGTCTGTGTACCTGTGTGGTTAGCTCTTGCTAATAAAGTAGCGTCACTAGAGTTAGCGGTAGCACCTGTAGCAATACCGTTTAGCTTTGTCTTATCAGCACCTGTCATCACACCGGCTAAACTAGTAGTAGCACCTGCAACCGTAGTATTTGTACCGCTAGACGATTCGATTTCTACAGATGAAGTACCGGGTGTATTACTAAGATTCGTAGCACCTGCACCACTGGAACCACTAGAAGCAGCTGTAATCCGTCCATTCTCATCCACTGTAATATCAGTGTTAGTGTAAGAACCGGGAGTAACAGTGGTGTGATCTAACTTAGCAGCAGTAACAGCGTCGTCTGCTATATTAGCTGTGTCAATTGGTCCACCTGGAGTACCTGAAGATACTGCAACAGCAATCTGCTGATCTACATAGCGTTTTCTAGTAGCGTGATTATCACTGCTTGGATCGGTTCCTGGTAGTGTCAGAGCACCCGTCATCGTATCACCGCTCTTATTAACCTTTAACGCATCACCAGCTGCAACAACACCATCTACATAGTTCTTATTAGTCAGATCATTAGCAGTGGTAGGAGCAGCAGCTTGTACGACTTTAGCTGGGCTAGTCATGGTTAAATCACCAGACATACTATCACCCGCTTTAGTTACTTGCTCAGAGTCTCCTGTTATACGAGCAGCAGCTTCAGTAGCTACCTCTCCGTCTACATAGGACTTGTTAGTAAGAGAGTTATTACCGGACGGTACAGCAGAAGAAGTGACTTCATTGGAACCCATATCTAGGTTACCTGTCATTGTATCCCCAGCTTCGTCTACATATCTGCCGTCTGCATATGATTTAGTAACAGCATCTTGTGCGTTCTCCGGATCAGCCAGATTAACCAGCTTTACAGAGTCACCGTCGTAATTACCGTTAGCATCTTTAACTAAAGTCTTCTTACCGCTACCTTCTTCAATCTCTTCGTTTAAGAATAAGTTGTGTAAGTAAGCTAAATCTAAATCTCTCTCTGGTAGCACTGTACCGTTCTTAAAGTCAACAAGCAGAGTGGATGCGTCACTGTCTCTTCTGATTCGTATACGAGCACCTAATTCTGGAGCTGTATCAAAAGTGATTGTACCTGCTGATGTGTCTATCGTATAGTCCGCAGAGTCAACTACTTCAAACTTTCCTCCTGTTGTTGTGGAATCGTCTACTCCGACAATGATGTGGTTTTCTTGCTGTCCGGATAGAACTGCGAAAGTGTAGGCAAAGGAGGTTTGGTTCCCGTCGCCAGTGTAGTCTACATAGGTGTTTGCCATGATAATATATTATTAACTATTGAGTTAGGAGTTCAAGCACATCTTCTCGTGATACGCCAGATTGTAAACTTGCTGCTACTTGTCTATTAAGCTCTGCGATTTCTGGGAACTCATTAAACATTTCAGCTCTAGCAGCGTTTCTGTATCTATCTATAATTCTTCTAATGTATTTAACTCTTTGACTAGGAAGACCGCTAAAAGATTTAGGATCAAGTGCTTGGTATCTTTTATCTTTTATTAAATCACCTAAAGCTTGTCGCATAGTTCTTCCATTCAGTACTACTTCAGATGATAACTCTAACCACCTATCGTAAGCACTTCTACCATTAGACCCGATAAAATCTGTAAGTTCTATAACTCCTTTATATTTAGTAGAAGGCATGGAAAACCCATGACCAACATTAGCAAGCTCTTTAGCTACAACATCATTATTATCAATACCGAATGCTATAGGATTTAATGGGTTTAATATACCTGCTAATCCTTCAAAGTATTGTTTTACAACAGGTTCTCCTAAAGGACTGCGTTTTAAGTCTAAAGTAGTACCAGGTATTTTTCTAAGCACTATATCAGCGAAACCTCTTATTTCCTTCATCTCTTGATCGCCTGTTATAGACTGTCCCTGTGCTAAAATATTAGGAAGAAAAGCAGCGGTCATCCCACCAGCATATTTACCAGCAGGTGTTTGTCCTCGCAATACGCTTAAAACTTGATCTAAACCTGATAAATAAGATTTGCTAGTGAAGTTTCTAATACCAGTCCACATACCGATAGCCATCAATCTTTCCAAATCAGACTCATCCGCACTAGTTAATTTATTATCTTC